GCCGGTCATGATAGACTTCGTAGAATTGTAGCGTCGGACACGTTTTTGCTTAATCAATAAAAACATGAACGCATTGCAATTCTTGTCAGACAATCTTATGAACATTCTGGCCATACTTGGCCTGACCGGCACCGGAATACTTTTTTTCAGAAGCCAGAGGCTCCTCAGAGCTTCCGAGGCTAAGAGTGCAAAGACTGCCGCCGATCTCTCAGAGATAGGCGCTTACAACACGAGAATCAGACAACTGGCCGATGCCTTCCGTATGGCTCAAGAAGAGAACGCCAAAGAACGCGCCGAAGCCAAAGAACGTGAACAGCGCTTGACCGAACAGCTGCATGCAGCGTTGGAGCTTAATATCGAGAATGGCAAGCTCATCGAAGCCTTAAAAACCAAGATATCAGAGCTCGAACAGGCAAGAGAAGCTCTCATCCGCGAGAATGATGGGCTCCGTATAATGCTGGAGACAAGCCGCCGCCGGTGTCAGACTCAGGCCGCCACAATCGCCAAGATGAAAAAAGCACAGAAATGAAGATTGTAGTAGATCGCAAATACAAGAAAAGCAACTATACCATCGGCCGTCTTAGTGTCGATGGAAAATTTATCTGCAACACGCTCGAAGATGCAGTTCGAGGCGTCAAAATTCCGGGAATCACCGCAATTCCTGCCGGTCTATACGAGATAGACATGGCCACAGTCTCGCCCAAGTTTATGAGCAGGCTGTGGGCTCGTCCATACAATGGAATAGTGCCACGTCTTAAGAATGTTCCGGGATTCGAAGGCATCCTTATCCATCCGGGCAATAACGCCGCCGACACCGACGGCTGCATACTTGTAGGCCGGAACACAGAGGTAGGCCGAGTCCTCCAATCTGTCGAGACGTACTTCTTGCTGATGGACCTCTATCTGGTACCGGCGTTCAGAAGAAGAGAAAAAATCACAATAGAACTGCACTGACATGTCCAGCAAGACTATCCCAGAACTTGTAATTATGCCGTACCGTCACGCTGATGGGACGCCCGAGTCATTGCACCTCGCCATTGCTTCAATCCTCAAGTTCTCCCGGATCCGGAATGGCCTTGACATCTGGGTTATCGGAGACAAGCCGTCTATTGACTTGCCGGAAAATGTACATCATTACAGCTTCGCATGCCTGCCGTCATTGACGCCTCATGTTAACATAATCCGTGCGATCGTCAGTTTTCTTGCCGGCAGGAAAGAAAAAAGATTCATAATGTGGCATGACGACACAATGGTCACCACTGATTTCTCGACGGTTGGCGATTTCCGCGAACCAAGCCTCCATGAATGGCCCGAGCGAGACGAGCACTCGCATAACTACTTCATCGCAGACATGGCCAGGACCAGAACTTTACTGGAAGGTATCGGAGTCACCCCCATCAATTACTGCTGCCATGCGCCTCACGTCTACAAGACCAAGCCTTTTCTCGACATGGTCCAAAAGTACAATCTCCAGATGCGGTCATATGACTACGAGACGCTTTATTTCAACATGCAACGTGAAAATCCTGACTTTATCGGAGACTGGCGCCAGAACGATTACTCTACCATCATCATGCCCAATGACCGAGAGCATGAGATCCTCGACAAAATCGCCGGGCACAGCTTCTTATCATTCGGAGGAAACTTGACCTCAGCCAACACATACGACTTCGTCGGCAACATTATACTTGGAACCCCATGCCAGCGCCAAGAACATTAATAGAGATATTCCTGCTGTTATCTCTGGTCGCCTGCTCGCCCAAGGTAATCACCCAGACACAGGTAGAATATCGCGATCGCGTGGAATACCGCGACCGAGTCCAGCACGACACAGTGCACGAATCGCACACTGATTACATATACGTAGTCGGCGACACAGTCTTTCGCACCATCACAGAAAAAGTCTACCGGGAAAAGATAGTTCACGACACCGCCATAGTGGAGCGTCACGACAGCATCCCGTACAAGGTAGAAGTCCCAGTCTACATTGAGAAGCCTTTGAAAGATTGGCAGAAAGGAATGATAGGCGTGGGCTTCTTGTCAATCTTAGCCCTTCTCCTGATTCTGTTCCTCAAGTTCAAGAGTCTGTAAGATGTTCCCGAACCCAATTTCGGAAACAAAAATGTACCCGAAACCAAAGTTCCGGGTACATGTCATTATTAACCGCATCCTTATTCCGCCCTGTCTCCGCCCTTCTCCAGCTTCAGCTCATATCCCAATGCCTGGACTACCGGAGTCAGGCATCTGATGGATGGGGACCACTCCCCCTTCTCAAGTCGCGAAATAGACCCCTTAGTCATGCCAGCCATATTCCCCAGCTGCTCCATAGTCAGCCCCTGCTCCTTCCTGGCGGCCTTCAACTGAGCCGCCACCTCCATTGTCAAGTCCTGTTCCATCATATCAAGTCTCTATAGTTTTCAGCTACATAATCTGCCAATTCCCTTGCAAGCCGTGCTATCTCCACAGCATTAAGGCTGTCACCCTCATATTCGACTTTCTGCGTCTCGTTAAAGTGGCCGTCATCCCAACTCACTGCAATAAAATTCTCAACATCGATCAATGTACTGTGGCCGTAATGAGTGTCAAAGCTGTACCTTCCCATATTCGTTTGTTTTGTTTATTAATAACATCGTAGTGGCCGGGAAGAAACCCAATCCCGCCCGGCCTGTGGTAGTTAGCAGTTATGAACACCTGCTTATCATAATAACAGTCTTGGCATGCCGTTGAGGTTGATGGCCTCCACGCCTCTCACGTCAACCCACGTGGTGTCCTCAATCTTCCAGTCCTCGTTATCCCATAACGATGTACACCAATCATAAGGGACGAATATAGTACCATCATTGTATCTAACTGCCACGCAGCTGAAATCGCCGTGTCCGTAGGTAAATCTAATCAGTTCGGCATCCTCGCTATCAATGTCATCGCGAGAGACGAAGTGTATATTGGCCTCACCAGCAGAATCTCCAATCATTGCAAGGGCAAGTTCCATGTCCGTGTCCGTGTCGAGGTCAAGAGGAACTACCGCCACCTTGCCATTTTCCTGCATGACGATTTTCTCGATGCCGTCCGTGCCGAAGTTGTCATCAGTATTACCTGCTGCCCATTCGTGTCCTGCGATAATTCGTTCCAATTCAATAGCATTGAAGTCGTCTGAGTTGATCCAGTTTGCCAAATCCTGAAGAGTGTTGATTTTAGTTTTCATAATCGTTCGTTTTTGTTGTTAATATTATGTATGTACTTTATCAGAGTTTGTTGATATGAGTCAATGTGTCTTTGTACTGGATAGCACCGAGGAATCCCTTAACGTCACCTCTCTCATACATAGCCACCAAGTTGTTGATGTTGGCCACCTGGTCATAATGGCTATTGGTGTTGCACTCTGCCAGATAAGCATCTACCATTGTCTGTATCTTTGATGCATTTGCCTGAGCATTCATCTTTACGATAAGTTCGTTTACCTTGTTCTTGAGGATTTCGTTTGCTTCGTTAGGTGTCATAGTCGTTATCTTTAATTGTTATTGTTATGTACTTCCGACATGACAAAGATACGGAATGTTTCGTAATCACACAACAAAACAAGAAAAAAGTTTCGCGAAATCTCAACATTTAACCTTTGTTTACATTCCGAGAGCAGCGCCCAGTCGCGCCGCCTGCTCCTGGACCGACGAGTCAAGCACCTTGGCATATATCTGAGTGGTCTTGACCGATGTATGCCCCAGCATCTTGCTGACCGTCTCAATCGGCACACCATGTGCCAGCGTCACTGTGGTGGCGAAAGTATGCCGTGCATTGTGCGTGCTGATTCCGGGTTTCTCAATGCCGGCCGCCTGGAGTGTGGGCTGTATCATGCGCCGGTAATCATCGTATGCCATGACCGGCAGCCGATAATGATAGTGCTCCAGGATATTCCGAGCCTGCGGCAGCAGCACAGTGGTATAGACTTCACCGGTCTTGCCTCGAACCCCCTTGATGATGTCGCCCTGGACGGCAGTCTTGAAGTCAAGCGTCATCATATCACCAACAGATATGCCCGTCCATATCTGCATCAGGAACAGGTCGCGCACATGCTGCATATACAGATTCAGCGTCTTCAACTCCATGAGCTTCTGAATGTCTTCCATGGTCAGCACCTCTCGCTCCCGTGACTTGCCCTTATTAGTTTGGAACATTGTGTACGGGTCGAAGTCCAAGAACCCCTGCCGAATGGCTATATGTATATATCCCTTGAGTACCTTATGATAGTCATATATAGACGTCTGCATCATAGGTTTTCCGGCAACCTTCCGATTATGGAGGTCGCGATCAATGCGCTGGACAGTGTCCACCGTCATCTGCGCCTTATCGGTAAAGCCCTGGCTTATCAGATAATTAAGTACCTTGACATGGTGCTTCCGTGTCCCATCGGCCAGCTTGCGCTCAGCAATGGCCGCCGCCATCCAGTCTGTCCAGCTGCTGTTTCCCGCCGCCCGGAAATAGATTCCGCGAAGCATTGCGAAAGTGGCCTTCCGTCCCTTCCGGTCACAGTCATTGACAATCTGGATAATCTCGCGGACCTGATTGTCCAGCCTGTCATTCAGTTTCTGCGCCTGCTCATGGTTAACGATGCGTCCCATCTGCACCTGATCCTTGTAAACCCGAATGCCGGTACTCAGGAATCGGCGCTCGCCATTGAGCGTAATTGAAAACTGCATCAGACCCTTGACAGGTTTGATGGCAAAAACTTTGGTTGCTACATGTTTTCGGTCAAATACGACCTGAGTTTGAATTGTGTTCAGCATAATGTTTTATTGAATTATGCTGCAACGTGCTGACTGTGAGGATAATAATTGGTATCAGACCGGGTATCAACTTGGTATCAGAAAACTGGTCAATATTGGTCAGAATTGGTGTACAATTGTCTTACAAATGGCTATTTTATAAAAAAATGCGCCCTTGTAAGTAACTGATAATCAATAAATAAAGACCGAATTTCTTGTGATCCGCTCGGGGTTATCGCCCTTTTATTTGTCCTTGTAAATCAGTACGTTACAGCGATTAGTGACAATTTGGTATCAAAGATTGATAACTGTCCCGTCTTTGACAACATGCCCAATGCCAGAGCCATTGTTGTTGAAAATGAAAGTCCACTCCACAGTATCGCCGTACTGGACGAACTTCATCGTTATTCCTTCTCTGTTTTTCTTCTTCTTTGATTTCTGTTCAGCAACAGCCATTCTCATCTTTTCTAGCTCCGATTTGTAATACTTGAGGCTATCTTGTACGATTTTATACTCATTTGAAGCTGGCCGTAGATAATCGCGCTCAAATTCTAAGGCCATTATCTTAGTTGAATATTTCGATTCAAAATAACTCAACGAAAGCTCTGCATTAAATGGAGAATAGACACTATCCCTTACGCCCCATTTGATTTCTCTATAATCTGAAATTCCATGTTCGCGAAGGAAATTCCTTACGTCCTGTTTGTCATTTTGCGCCTTGCATGACGCAAAAGAAGCTGCGATAACTAACAATAGATATACCCTTTTCATATTATTGATTTTTGATTGATTCGAGATTCCTAAGATTGCGGACTGATGTCAGAGCCCTCTGGTACTCGTCCAGTTCCGCCTTGTCGGAGTTGCAGATTCCCTTCAAGAATATATCGATAAATTCTGTTTTTTGCGTGGGCTCGCCGCCCTTGATCATGTTGCCTTCGCCGCGCAACAGCCATTCTGCGGACACGTCAGGAAATTGATTCAGAACTGCGTCAATCAGATTGTAACCAATGGGATTCGTACCCTTGAGTTGCCTGTTAATTGTTACAGCCTGCATGCCGGCCATTTCCGCTAATCCTGTAGCCGTAACATGTTTTTCTTTAAGAATACATTTAATTCGTTGAGTAATAGCAACATCCATATTATTGATAATTAGAATAATTCTAAATAACATACATGAATGTATTTTTTCAGAACATACATGTACGAAAAACAAAACATTCGTGTTACTTTTGCCCTCGTGGTTGAACAAAAGAAACCCCTGCACCCTACCCGGGTGTCACGTCGCAAGGGCCAAAGATAGGGTGTTGGAGTTTCTCGGCCAAACGGAAAATGTTAAAAATCGGAGTGACGACCGATTGAACAGAAAAATAACAAGGACTCGGGCACTGGCTTTTCGTCACTTTAGGCTGGTACCCGGGCCCTTTAATTTTCAACTTATGAAAAGAGCTTTATCAATCACCTGGTTTCTGGTCGCCCTCTGCGTGCTGCCTGCAGTTCTCAACTTGGAGTTGCTGAGCCGCGACCTGTTCATCGTCGCCAACTGGATTGTTTCATTCCTCATGATGCGCCGCTATGCCAGAGACTGGTTCATCAATTGACGTCGCCATGCTCCAGGAGCAGCTGGCCACCGCCAATAACCTGCTCGGCCTGCTGTGCGACCGCATAAGAGTATTGGAGTCAAAGATAGAGCACGCCGATGAGCACCGATGCCAGCTGCTCATCGACAAGGAGGAGGCCTGCCGCCGTCTGAACATCGGCCGCACAACCTTTGACAAGAGAAGAAAATCCGGCATGTACAAGACAGCCGAAGTCCCGACCCCGGACGGCCGAATCAAGTACAATGCTGACGTCATAAGACAATACTGCTGCCTCGGCAGCTGACTGTTGGATAATTACTTCGTGAGAATCTAATGCATTACTGTTTATTGTATACCAGCCGGACGCCAGCTGCGAAGTCCGCCTCCGGCGAAATGGCCTGATTGGATGCTGGGGTTTTGTAGGTGTTTCCCCTTCCCGGGTTCGATTCCCGGCTGGCCTCCACTCTGTTCATCGTAAGCTTTTGCGTTTAACAACATTTTTTCAACCGGCCTGCAGTGATGCACGCCGGCACACGGGGAAAACGGTTGGATGCTGCCTCGGACGTCCGGGAATTCGATTCTCCCTTCTCCACAACAACCTTAATAAAAAAAATAAAGTGATGAAAGAAAAGATTGACTTACTGATGTGGGCTGACCGCGACGTCACCCTGAGAACCGACCACACAATTATTGACACTGTAACAGGTGAGCCATATGAGACGAGACGATAGACCACAGGATGTAAGAGACTTCGTGTCCCGCCAGATGGACCGTCACCCGGAGATTCACTTCGAAATAGCGATGTGGTACGTACTGGCCGACATGCTGGAGATTCAGTACATGACCGCCATAGAAAAAATGGAGCGCATCTATATCACTCCGCAGTACCAGTCCAAGCAGGCTATGTCGCAGATCATAGCCGGCCACAAGAAGTTCCGCGAAGTCGTGTGCCGGGAGAGTGCGGATATCCAGTTGTCCATAGGTGCCTGCAGCGATGCCTTCCTCCAGGTCATGCGCCTGGTGGCCGACCACAGCAAGCAGAATGATGACGTCTACAAGATATACAACCTCATCAAGTCGCACACCAAGTCACACAAGAACATAGACCTGGCATCGACAGAACAGCGTGCATTTGAGCAACTATTGAGCAATGAATAAACCAAACATGTATGAGGCACTCGAACATGCGCCAGAAGATGGACAGGAAACGGACCTCGACCTTGGCCTCTGCTACGATCCCTGGTGGACAAGTAAGCCCCCAGGACGACGGAATGCAGTACAAGATCGAGCAGGTAAGAGACGGCTACCAGCCGTTGGTAATGATATCAGGAATATGGGAAGACCTGGGCTTCGCGCAAAAAACCGAAGCTGACGCCCAGGCCGTCATCAACTCCTACCGTGGCAGTCAAAGAAAATCTGACCGCCGCCCGGACGAAGATTCAGGATTAAAAACAGATTGGGACGATTGACTATGAAAAGAACCATACATTTTTACCCCGACGAAAAAAGTGCAACGCTGGAAGTGACGCTGTCAGATGGCACGTCGCAACTGACAATTGGCAGTCCTAAGGACGTCACGACGATACACATGTCAGATGAGGAGCTCGCGTTCGTCTGCAAGACCATCTTAACCAACCTTGGCATGCGCTGATGAGACTGGACCCCATACTGTCTGAGCTTTCCGGGCGCGACGCCATGCCGTGGTGTCGCAAGTGCATTGCACGGCAGGCATGCTCCAGTACTGCATTCTTGACATGCAGCACCTGGAACTGGAAGGCCAAAGAGTATGAGCGAGCCAAGTTCATCAGATTCACCTACCACGGCCGCATATTGCATCAGCAGCTATGACCCAGATGACCCTATTTTGGACACTGCCCAACACGCACATCATACACCGATTACAGGAGTGCCTGGGCGTTGAGCACGAACTGACCGTCAACGGCGAGCAGTACGTTGAGCTGGATGACGAACACGCCGCCCTTGCCCGTAAGTATGAGCAGGACGGATGCCTGCAAATCAGGAGCAAAAAACTCGAATACATCAACGGCCGCCTGCAGCCAGCCGGCGCCGACAACTTCAAAAACCCAACAAGACTATGACCTGGCAAGAGACATGGATATGGACAGTGCAGTTCTTCTTCGGAAGTTTCCGCCATTTCGTGGCCCTGACAATCTGGACACTGTCCATAATGTCAGTGTGGCATATTAATTTTCATAATAACAAAAAAAAGGACGATGAGTGAAATCGAGAAAATCAGGGAACAGGGCAAGTTGTCCGAACCCGAAGTAAAGAAGTTCCGCCGGAACGCGACGGAAAGTGAGATCCTGCAGGCAAAGTCCGACTTTGCCAACAAGAGTATTGAAGTACAGCAGATGCAGTCAGACTTTGACGTCATTAAAAAGCAGTACAAAACCAGCATGGATCTGAGTCAGAATGACGCCGACACAGCCCTCCGAATAGTCAAGACCGGCGAGATTGACGTTACCGAAGAATGCGAAAAGCGAATGTACTACGAAGAAAACAAGGTCCGCTATTTCAGCACCGTCACCGGCGAGTTCGTGATGGAGCGTGCCATGACCGGAGACGATCGCCAGCGAGACCTCGAATTCGACAAGGAGGAAGGCTACTATATGAGCGACGCCGAGATGAATAACGCAGACTGCTAACCATGCCAGACCATTACTTTACAATCGGGCGATATATGTTTGGCCTGTCAGTCTATATGGCCAACTGGACAATAGGCATTTGGGCATCGGCATTCACATTTGGTTTGGGTGTCGGTTCGACGATACACATGTCCGTTAACAGGTTGCCATTATGATGCTGAGCGTAGAGCAACTGACCAGCATTGCCGCCAACCTTAATGATGGTGTGCCGCCGCTGCCTACCAAGAGCCGCAAGTGGCCACTGCCATTACTGCGTTACATGATAATCGAGGAGCTGTCCAGGCACGGCCTGTCACTGGCTAAGTCGGGATCTTTAGTCGGACTCAATCACAGCACCGCCGTCCACGGCCGAAAGCTGCTCATTGAGATAACGGCCTGCCCTGGCGACACGTATGAAAAACAACTGTATCAGCGTTTCCGCGCTGAGGTAGAGCGCCAGTCGGTGTAACCGGGTTCGATTCCCGGGCGCTCACAAGAGTAGTAGATATGCCGGATAAGATTTTAATTTCAATAGCCGTCAACGTGAGCTCCGAAGCCTTGCTTCTCAGTACAGGCCCAGATGCTGTTGCTAATGAAATCCGGAATATCGCATTACGCGAATTGCTGCTGCGTCAAAACCAATTGCGATGTTCGACAAGATGACCTGGAAAGTCAGACTGAAGCCTGATGAGCAAGAACACGTCATTCGTGCACTCTCGATGGTAGAGTGCACGAAAGGTTCTGCTGTTTACTACCAGGTCACCGAGGCTGGTAAGTTTCGCGACATACACGCAATCGTCAAAGACGGCAAGCTGACCATGAGGTTTTCATGTCATAAGATGTGGAACCTATGGCTTAGACATGAGCTTGACAATTCGGATATGTTCACAATGGCCCAGGCTCTGGCGGTGATAAGACGCATGCTGACGCTATTAGACCTTCCGCCGGAACGTATCAAATGTGACCGCTTTGAGGTGGGCCTATCCTTCCAGCTCGATTCCGAACCGATATACTACATCCGCCTGATGAAAGCCGTCGGAGAGTCCGGCAAAGAATTTTTCATTGATGCGCTCTGGGAAAAAAATCGCCAACGGACTTCCATCAAAACTCAGACCACGAAAAAAGTGCTCAAGGTCTATGACAAGACTTTCGAGGCCGAACAGAAAGGTCGCCAGGTGCCGCCGAGAATAATTCGAGTGGAAACCATTTGGAAGCGTCAGTCTGCTAATCTCCAGGCCCTGATTGAACCGGCCAACATTTCCCGGCTGACGTCAGTCTTCTGGCGAGACTGGCACCAGCCGACATTTATAAGAGAGATCCACGCTGACAAGGGCTGCAAGGCCAGTCAGATAGAAAAGGCCACAGCCATAATGACTGAGGGCCTTCAATCGTATAGGGACCGTCAGCGGGAACTTTTCCTGAAACGCCGAATCACGAAGAAGTCATGGGAGACCATTAGAACCTTTTGCGACGAGTGGCGGACAGTGCATTGTTTACACTACGTATGGGCGCCCGGCTCGCTCGAGCTGGAATATCTGGCACGCTTTAACGACAACTACAATGAGGCAAGAAAACAATGAGCACCATATGGTGCGCCACCTTGAATGGCTAAAATATTGTAAATCAATGATAGGAGGCTTGCTTTTAACTAACCTTTACAATTTAGGGGCATGCACACGCATACGCGCGTACATGTATAAGGTCAACTTGTCCTATACTGCCCGGAGGGCGGCCAGGAACTGGCCCTAAGACCAGAGACTATCAGCGTATGAAAGACAATCGCATAAGTACAAGATTCACATCCCGTCAGCTGATGCTGCTCGCAGAACTAAGCGAACTGACGGGCAAGTCAGTGTCTCTGCTTATCCGTGCCTTCGTTGAGTCTGGTATTGAACAGCTCATGGACAAGGAAGGAAATTTCATCTTGCCAAAGAATGCGAGAGATCAAGACCAAGAATGTTGACATCCAGGCAATGGACAAAATCGCCAAGATGTATGACCGCCTGAAGATGATATGTCAGAACACAGCACGCCGTGTTCGTCCGGGCAATGTTGTAGACTTTGACGACATATTCCATGACTGCCTGCTCACTGCAGCACAGGATTCAACAGTTGTCAACATGACAGACGACGAACTGGCGAGACTTGTCGCCTACAAGTTCAACATGATTGTCTTTATGCGAACCAAGGAAACAGAAACTGAAAGAAAGCTAATAACTAATTATGCCAACAATCAAGTTGCTAAGAGACGTCAGGAAGAAGTCAAACACTGACAACAGCGTGGGCCGGCGTAAGGAACGCCACGAGATCTATGACACAGTCCGATGGCGTAGAACTCGCGAGCTAAAGTTCTTGAACAATCCGATATGTGAGATGTGCGAGAAAAAAGGCCGTATCACTCCGACTGAAGAAATTCATCACGTAGTCAGTTTCATGTCAACGGCAGACCCGATGGAAAGACGTGCCTTGGCATTTGACTTCGACAACCTCATGTCTCTGTGTTCGAAGTGCCACCATGAGATTCACGGCGGCAGAGATTATTCGGACTGACTCACGCCGGGGGTATGGGTCGTAATTTTTTGGAAAACTGGAGTTAACCCCTCGCGCACTCATTTTTACACGCGAGGCAAAATTTTGAATTTTTTTACGGCAAGGAATTTTTATAAATTTTGGTGACATATGGCAAAAGACAATTGGGACCTTAAGAATTTGCGCAATGCAACATTCAAGTCGGCTGCTACCGATGATACCGACAAGCCGGCCAAGGAGAAGAGAACTGGCAGCCGTCGTCGTCAAACCCAATGCTTCGAGCTGACGACTCAGTATCTTTACCGCAGGGCATATTCGGAAACACAGCTCCTCAATGTCGTGGACTTCGACTATAAGCCGGGACACGCTTATCATTTCCTGACAGGCGGCGATGTCGACTCCCTGTCATTCCTCAAGACCGTACTACGCCAGCAGGACCTCGATTACCTGCTGTTCTCCACCTGGCGCATGGCGGCGGAAGACATACGCCAGATTGATGAGTGGATGGAGCTCGGCAAGATAAAAAAACTCGATGCTTTCCTTGGAGAGATATTTCCAACCACGTACCGGATAGAGTGGGCTATGGTCCTCGAACTATTCCAGCGTAGACAATGTGGAAAACCGCATATCAGCAGAAACCACAGCAAGATATACGCCGGTGTCGGACAGCGTTTCGCTTTTGTCATTGAAAGCTCGGCGAACATCAATACCAACCCCAGGACTGAGAATGCCTGCATAACCATAGACCGTGGGCTGTTTGATTTCACGGTTGATTTCTTCAAGAAATGTCGATATGAAGACGAAAGAGAGAGAGAAAATCAAGACCCAGATAGTGGAGCTGGTCAGGACCAAATATCCGACCAAGACTAAGCTGTGTAAGAAGTTCGGCATAACCTGGCAGACGCTCAAGAACTGGAGGAACGAAGACAAAGATTTCGATGCCGCCTACAAGGGTGCAGAAAACGAATACCTTCAGAGACTTGAAGAACCTGCAATAAATGGCCTTAAGAGAAGAGTCGAAGGCTACGAATATGACGAGATCAAGACGGTCTACGTGCCTTCGCCATCAGGAGAGCCTGTTATTGCTACCCGAACCGTTACGACCAAGCACATGCCGCCTGACGTTCAGGCTATCATCTTTGTGCTTACAAATATTGATCCTCAGTATTTCGAAAAATGACCGAATACAAGCTACCAGATAACGTCACATCGCAAACAGGCCTTTTCATGCAGGCCGTCCTCAAGAAACTTACAGATTCCGGGGCTATTGAAGACTGCGACTCAGGCAGTCTCTTTATGCTGGCTGTCAGTTACGATATGTATGTCAGAGCCTCAGAGACGCTACTTTCAGACGGTCCGTTTCAGGAAGATGCGAAAGGCCGGAAATCACCGCATCCTGCTGTCAAACTGCATTCAATGTATTACGCCCAGGTTCTTGCCTGGATGCGTGAGAACGGCATGACAGTCAGGAGCCGCGAAAGAATAAAGGCGCTTACTCCTCCTGTTGACGCTGACAACGAACTTGCCAATTTCCTGATGCAATGAAAGAACCTTGGGAAAGATACATGACCGATGTCTTGACCGGGCGAATCGTCACCAACCAGGAGATACGCCATGCAGTGATTCGGTTCTTTCGAATGGCCCGTGACCCACGTTACATCTTCCGAGAAGACAAAGTGCATCGGGCCATCAATTTCATTGCACTGCTTACGCACTTTGAAGGCAAACACAATGGCTGCAAGTTTCATGTTGAAGACTGGCAGGCCTTCGCTTTGGCTGGCATCTTCGGATTCTATTTCCGGGACGACCAGCAGCATAGGGTCACGACATCTGTTTACATCGAGATTGCCCGAAAAAATGGAAAAACGGCATTCGCCGCAGCAATATGCCTATTGTGTCTCATTGCCGATGGTGAGGCTGGGGCCGAAGTCTATCTGGCGGCCAACAGCAGGGAGCAGGCCAAGATTGCATTCAAATTCATCAAAGGTTTCTGCATCAAGCTGGACCCCAAGGAACAGATCATCCACAGGTATAGGGATTCAGTTACGTTTGCAGGCATTCGCGGCTCGCTCAAGGTGCTTGCCGCCGACTCGAGTAAGCTGGATGGCCCGAACCCATCCATGTACCTGCTCGATGAATACCATGCGGCTAAAGATACCGGCATGAAAGACGTGCTGCAATCAGGTCAGGGCATGAGAGAGAACCCTCTGCAGATAATCACTACCACAGCAGGTTTTGACAAGTTGTCACCGTGCTATGAGTTCCGCACTACATGCACTGAGATTCTTGCCGGCATCAAGAATGACGACAGGACATTTGCCATGATATATTCCCTTGATCCGGATGATGACTGGAAGGACTCCCGGAACTGGCAGAAGAGCAACCCAAACCTGGGCGTAACAGTCAGAGAGTCATATCTCGCGTCACAGGTCCTCGAGGCGCGCAACAACCCGAGCGAGGAAGTGGGCATCAGAACAAAGAACTTCAATGAGTGGTGCGATGCTGCCGAGGTTTGGATTCCGGAGCACTACGTACTGGCGTCAGTGCACGACAAGCGGCTCATAGATTTCAAGGGCTGTGATGCGTGGGCCGGCTTAGACCTGTCGGCCACCAGCGACTTGACCAGCCTTGCTCTTATGGTACCGACCGAAGAAGGCGTCTACTACTGGCTGCGCTATTACCTGCCGGAAACCGCATTAAAGGAAAACCGGTTTCGAATCTTGTATTCCGAGTGGCACAGACAGCATGCCCTTACCATTACACCGGGCAATGTTGTTGATTACGATTATATTCTGAATGACCTCAAAGACCTTGACAAGATTGTCAACATCGTAGGCATAGGCTACGACACTTGGAACGCCACGCAATTTGTCATCAATGCCACTGACGCACGCATGCCGATGGAGCCATTCTCGCAGAGCCTGGGTAACTTCAACCGCCCGACCAAGGAATTTGAGCGTCTGATTCTGTCCGGCAAGGCCTTCATCGATAACAATATTATCACCAGGCATTGCATCCGTAATGTCACTATGGCGAAAGACCACAACGGCAACACCAAGCCTTCCAAGCAGCACGTGGAGAAGAAGATTGACGGAGTGATCACTATGCTTGAAGCCTTGGGCGTCTGGCTCAACAGCCCCCGGTTTTCCCCATTTATCTGAGCTGTCCGACACTTTTTCGCTTAATCTCAAAAACTCGATATGAACATATTCGGATTCCAGATTTCAAGACGCCCGACCAAACAGGAAGCGATAGACGCCTTTTCCAGCGGCGGTTTTGCCGGCACGCGTCTTGGCTCACGCTCCAAACCCATGTTGCTGTCCACCGTGTACCGATGCGTAGACCTGATCAGCGACAGCGTGGGCGTCCTCCCGCTCGTAATATACAAGCTGGACAAGGACGGATTCAAGACCGAGGCCAAGGACCACCCTCTGTATTGGCTGCTCAATCTGGCTCCCAATGAGTTCATGGACCGAATGACCCTTAACAAGATCCTGGTAATATCGGCCTTGAACCGTGGCAACGGCTACGCTTACATAGAGCGTGATCCTCAGACCAACCACCCTACGCAGTTGCTCTACTTCCCCCCCGAAGACGTGGAGGTGGGCTGGATTCAGGACAAGTCCGGACTCAAGCACATGCGATATCGCATCAAGCGCATCAACACACTGATTGAGCCGTGCGACATGCTGCACATCAAGAATTTCAGTTACGATGGCGTGGTGGGCGTTTCCACCCTGTCACATGCCAGTCAGAGCATCGGCATAGCAACGCAGAATGAGGAGTCTGTCGCCAACTTCTTCGAATCAGGCGGTCGTGTAACCGGTGTCCTCACAGAAGAGACCGCCAGCCGCCTCAAGGAAGACCAGATTCGCGAGATCTACGCCAAGTGGAAAGCCAACACCGCCAATGGTGGCATTCAGGTAGTGCCCGGCAACCTCAAGTTTCAGTCTGTGTCAGTCAATCCCAAAGACGCCCAGATGCTCGAATCGCGCCAGTTCAATGTTGTGGACATCTGCCGGTTCTACGGAGTCAGCCCTGTCAAGGCCTTTGACCTGAGCCATTCCAGCTATGCCACGGTAGAGGCAACACAGCTCCAGTATCTTGTAGACACAGTCCTGCCATATATAACCAAGTTCGAGCAGGAGCTCAATAACAAGCTGCTACTTCCCAGCGAGCGTGGGCAGTATGTCATTGAGTTTGACACCAGCGTACTGCTGAGGACAGACAAGTCGGCCCTGGCTGCATATTGGAACCAGCTGTTCCAGGTTGGCGCCGCCACACCTAATGAGGTCCGTCAGAAGAACAACCTGCCACGAGTCGAAGGCGGCGATGAAGCCTTTGTCCAGGTCAATGTCCAGACCCTGAGGAACGCCACACGGCCACAGCCGGATTCAGTGTCGGACAAATAATTGCTTAACAGAAAAAAGTTACAACATGAACAAGGAAATTGAAAACGAAAATCGCGAGATACGCAATGTCACATCACCGGTTGAACTGCGTGAAGAAGGTGACAAGCGTACCGTTGAAGGCTATGCTGCACTCTTTGACACACCATCAGATAGGCTCTCATTCGAGGAACGCATTCAGAAGGGCGCCTTCGATGGCGTGATTGAGAAGTGCGACTGCATGGCTCTCCTGAACCATTCCACTCAGCGTGGAATGCTGGCCCGCTGCCGCCGTGGCAAGGGTTCTCTCACTTTAGAAGTCGATGAAAAAGGCCTCAAGTACCGCTTTGACGCCCCCAAGACAGCTCTTGGGGACGAACTAATAGAATCGCTCAAGAGAGGCGACATCACCGAATCTTCATTCTGCTTTGACGTCGAGAAAGATTTCTGGGAAAAAGACAAGGCCAGCGGATGCTGGAAGCGCTCCATCATCAAGATTGGCAATCTGTATGACGTTTCACCTGTTTACAATGCCGCCTACAGCAAGACCAGCGTCAATCTCCGTGGTATGGAAGCCGAGCAGGCGCGACTTGACGAAGAAGCCCGTCAGGCTAACCAGGTCCCCGACAGCTACTTTGAAAACCTCAAAAAACAATATTCACTTTAACCAACTATGGCAAAAGAAAAAACAATCATTGAACTGCGCGAAGAGAAGAAGTCTCTTTCCGTGGAATCACGCGGTATTCTGGCCAAGGCACAGGAAGAAAAGCGCAAGCTGACCGCTGAAGAGAGTGAAAAGCTGGACGCCAACGAGATGCGCCAGCGCGAGATCAACATCGAGATTGAAGAGCGTAACGACCTCAACAACTCGCAGTTGAACCGTGAAGGTCAGAAGGAAAGCCGTAGGTCAAGCCTCGTTCGCCTTCTCCGTAATCAGATGATGGGCATTCCTCAGAGTGGCCCGGAAGCAGACCTCGTCAGCCGCGCCTCAGAACGTGCTGCAGGTTTGGAAGCTGGCGGCGTTCAGGTCCCTTTCGAAACCCGTTCTCCGATGACCACTTCAAGTGGTGTCAGCAATGGTGTCATCGACCAGGACAACATGGACATCGTCCTTCCTTTGGAAAAGAAACTCGTCTTCGCTGAGGCTGGCGCTACCATGCTCACCGGTCTTAAGGGCGACATCGCATTCCCTGGCCTCTCAGACGTCACCGTCGCTTGGGACGCCGAGACTGACAATGCCGCCGATGGCACACCGTCTCACAGTTCGGCTCTTAAGTTGACTCCTAAGAGACTCTGCGCTTACTGCGACATTTCCAAACAGCTGCTTGTACAGGAGAATCAGGACATCGAAGGCTACGTTCGTAACCTCATTGCTGTAGCTGTCGCTCAGAAGCTCGAGAACACAGCTCTCGGCAAAGCTGCATCAGGTGACGCACCTGCTGGAATCTTCTACACAGCCCCAACTCTCAAGGGTGACTTCTCATGGGCCAATGTCGTAGCAATGGAAACCGCTGTCAATGAAGCTGGCGGAGTCCAGGGCAATATGGCCTACATTCTCCACAGCAAGATCTACGGCGCCGCCAAGACCTTGCCCAAGCACACTTCATCGGCTGGCGGTCTCATCATAGACCGCGAAGGTAACATGCTTAACGGCTACAAGTGCTTGAACACCGGCAATGTCGCCACACAGCTCGAGACTGCTCCTGCAGTGGGCTCAACTCCTGCTGTCAATGACGGCTACGGCGCCATCTTCGGCAACTGGGCCGATTTTGTCATTGCCAACTGGGGCAACCTGGACATCACCATTGACAACCTGACACAGGCTGTCGGCGGCAAGGTCCGTCTTGTGCTCAACACCTGGTGGAACTACGGCATGACCCGTACCGCCTCCTTCAAGACCGGAGCTTTCGCTGTAGATTGATTTGGTTGTTGATTGATATGCACTCAAGGCAGGCAGGGCTGATTACCCTACCTGCCTACAAATTAAGATTTTCATGAGATACGTAACACTTGATGAGATAAAGCGCCAGGTAAGCATGGACACCAACATTGACGATCTGCTGCTTGCCCAGATGGGTGATGCTGCCGAACAGGCTACCGAGAACTACATGTGCCAGCCTATCAGCGCCACTCTGGGTAACGATGGCGAGATACCACCGGCACTCAAGCAGGCCATTCTCATGCTTGTGGCGACATTCTACGACAACCGCGAATCTGTCAACTACCAGCAGGTCCACATGTCACCTGCTTATCAGATCCTCATCGGCCCATATTGCAGGTACTGACATGAGAGCAGCAGAGTTCAGATATGAAGTTTCCGTCAAGCGTTCCGCCGGCACGCCTGACAGTTACGGCTATACAGCCACCACATGGCAGACTGTAGCAACTCACCGCTGCGTCCGTGAAGTCCAGAACAGCAACCGTACACTCAGCAATGGCGAGCTGTGGTACCCCAATGCTGCCGTATTCACCTTTCGCCTTGGCGCCAATGTTCAGCTTGGAGACCGTATACAAGACGGTAACAGTCTGTATGATGTCATCAGTTGTACTCCGGATCGCCTAAAAAGAATAATAACCGTCAACGCCGAACTGCACAATGAGTGAGCCTGTTCTTGAATGCAACGTGGAGCGCATGATGGAGGTCTACAATGTCCTTAAGCCAGATGCTCTTGTACAGGTGACCAAGAACGCCTTCTCCAAGAGTATCAAGATAATGGCCGATGCCGTGAAGCGAGAGTACCGCTCCATGTTCCCGGGCAGTGCCTACTACAAGGCTGTCCATTACAAGGCCTTCAAGACCGGCAAGGGCGCCGTGGTAGACATCAACCGCTTCAAGCGAAGACGCAAGGGCGACCCGATGTATAAGTCCTACGTCATCAGAATCCTTGAGCTCGGCTCTTACAAGACTGGTGAGCGAAAGACCAATAAAGGCTGGAGCCGTGGTGTATTGACGCCTCGTCCGTTCTATGCGCCCGGAATAAGCGCCAGTCAGCAGCAGGCAGAGGCCAGTTACATGCAGAACCTTGATCGCGCAATGGCGCAAAAGATAAATCAGTTAGCAAAATGAGCACAAACAACGCAACTCCGGTACAGCCTACCGACCCCGTCAATCTGGGTATATGGATTCGCCAGCAGCTGGTAGCGGCAGAGGCCGTCACCACCATTGTTGGCAACAAGATATTCCCGTTTACCACTGCCGACCCGCAGAACCTGCCGTGGTTGGTATGGGACAACCTTCAGGTCTCCTTTGAAGACACCAAGGACGGCACCAAGACTACAGGCGCCTCGTTCTCCATCTTCTGTGCCGGTGCGACTCCCGAGTCATCGGCCACACTGGCCACGGCCGTCAAGAACGCCCTCAACGGCAACACCGGATGTCGAATCAGCCAGTGGAGTCAGGGCTTCACTGAGGACACCCAGTTTTCAAATGATCTACAATTTATAATCGAATTCTGATATGGCTATCAAAGCAAACACAGTCAACGTAGGGTTCGTTTCCGGTCAGACCACCAAGACTCTGGCCGGCTGCAAATCCGTTAACGTCAAGCTGACCGCCCAGTTTGACGAGGACCGCGACAAGAGCACAGCCTCCGGTCCGCACAGAGAGTTCAGGTGGTGTGAGATGAGTGGCAGTTGCAGCGGTGTTCTGGCCGATGCCAGCGCTTCGCAGTTCGGACTCTCCGACATGGAAGGGTGGGCCAAGGCAGGTGCAGCACCCGGGGCACAGCTCAAGGTGTCAGGCACGTCCAAGTTCCACTGCGCATCCACCAAGATAACGAGTTTCAGCATCAGCGCTCCAGTTGAGGGCAAGGCTACATGGACCTTGAACTTCACGGGCGTGGGTAAGGCAATCTTAAACTGATACGGCCATGCAGTGTAAAGGAAAAAACATAATGCTGTTCCTGGGCAACGAATGCGTAGCCCTGGCAACTAACCACACGATGAACATCAACCCCCAGTTCAGCGAGTCCAAGACCAAAGACGATGCCGAAGGACCGGCTCCCGCCTCTCTTGACTATGCCGATTGGGACGCCTCAGTTGATGCCCTTATGGGAACATCTGCCGCATCAGGCACCAAGGAATATGACGACCTCGTCAGCCTTGTGATAGCCGGAACATCCGTCTCTCTTGTCGCCGATGCAGTATCAGCAGCACAGGCAGGCGGCGCCATTCCGTCAACAGGCTTCACTCCAGCCAATAGCAGTACAGTATTCCCCAAGATGACCGGCAATGCCTTTATCAGCGAACTGACCATCGATGCCGGGGAGACTGGCGATGCCACCATCAGTGCCAACTTCGTAGCCGCAGGTAATCTGTCATGAGAAAGGCCATCGTAAAAGTACAGGGACAGGACCATGAGTTCGCTCATGGCCTGCGTCCCATGTTTCTCTTCGAGCAGATAACCAAGAAGACCTTCGCCCTTGAGACCGTCACCGACACCATCATGTTCTACTGGTGCTGCTTCATCAGCGCCGACCCGTCGTTCATGTCTGGCAATTTCAGCATTTTTGTTGATGCAATTGATGATGATCCTACGTTGTCCGCCCGTTGTGCCGAGGCTCTGAAGACTCTCAGCGAGAAAGCCGCCGCTATGGACGGCCGCGACACTGAGAATGCCGCTGCTGACGATAAAAAAAAAGACTGAGCATAACTGAGCTCTATGAGATATGCTGTGGGGAGGGTGGCCTCTCTCCACAGTATTTTTTTGCCTCTATGGACATACCGGAGGCCGAGGCATACGTGGCAGGTGTCCAGCGCCGTAGCCGTGCGGGATGGGAACAGGCGCGTTTCGTGGCGTTCTGCTGCCTCAAGCCCTGGAGCAAGGACCTCAATCTGGACACCTTCCTACAATTCCCTTGGGAGGAAGAAGGCAAACTCAGTGAGGAGGAGCAGCACAGCATGATAGAAGAGATGAGAGCGAGAGTAACAGAATTTTCGGAATTCCTAAAAAATAAGAACAATGGCGAATATAGTAACTAAGATGCTCCTTGACGACAAGGAGTATACTACCAAGCTCAACAAGGCCAAGCAGAACACCTCCGAGTTCAAAAAGGAAGTGGACGCTATGGGCAAGAAGATGAGCGGTGACATCGTCAAGGGTTTCACCGCTGTAGGCGTGGCCATCGGTGTGGCTGGCGGCGCTATGGAGACATTCAAAAAGTTTGTCAATGCCACCAATGAAGGCGCGGACAAGTGGGACGCCACATTGCGTGGGCTTACCAACTCTGTCAATGCATTCTTCACTGCACTTAGATCCGGTGATTTCACATCATTCAGCATGGGTCTTGACGCTCTCTATGAGAAGGGTAAACTTGCCGCTCAGGCTCTCGATGCGCTTGGCAATGCTACCATGTCATTCGACTACTTCTCAAGCCAGTATTCCGCCCAGTTCGCTGAGGCTGTTACTACAATGAGAGACACACAGGCAGGTGCTGCTGACCGAGAAGCCGCAAAAGCAACGGCTGAGAAACTCCTCGGCAAGCAGACTGAGATAGTGGGCCAGTTGAAGATCAAGGTCACCAATGCCATTCAATCTCTTATGACCGAGACGAACCACCTCTCAGCAGGAGCCGTCGGCATACTCGACTTAAACACTATTCTCGGCCTTGACATCATGTCCTACGGCGAAGACGAGAAGCAGCGTCTTGCCCAGGAATACAAGAAGTACCTTGAGGATGTCCAGAGAATAGCTGTTCCTCAGAAGGTTGTTGGCCGAACCGCAACTGGTATGGCCATCACGAAGAATGACTACAGCACCTCCGAATATCAGAAGCAGTTGGCCGCCGTTGCAAGTAACTACAAGGACGCTATCCTGTACAATGAGCTGCTTGTCAACAAGAGCGACGAGTGGCTGCAGAATCTTATTGCCATAGCCAAACAGGCATTCAGTGCCGAGCAGTCTCTCGCCGGCATGGAGCGAATGCTGAATCGCGCGGGCAATTCCATCAAAGGCGGTTCGGGCAGTTCTGACATCGTACATGATACACTTGGCGGCATGGGTTCTGCATCGGGATTATCATCAGCAGGCCGCCCTGCAGGTGCGGCATCCATCGCTACGCCAGAGGCCGTTGCAATCAAGCAGGTGGCCAAGGAGTATGTTGACTTTGACGGTATATATCAGGAACTCATCGAAGACGAAAACAAACTTGAACGTCTCAATGCCAAATCCGCTGACGGCTGGTACAATGTGGCCGATGCTATGGCAGGAGTTGGAGATATAGCAAGAGCCTTGTCTGGAGCATTGAATGAGGATGCGGCAGCATGGTTAAACTATGCAGCCAATGCTGTACAGTCCGTCTCTGCAGTAGTGCAATCCATCGGGGTACTGGTTGCTTCTGCTCAGGCGAGAAAACAGGCAGAAGCAGAGGCCGCCATTGCAGGCGCTGCTTCATCGGTAGCAAGCGTGCCTATTGTCGGATGGGCTACCGCTTTGGCTGCAGTCGGATCCATGATAGCAGCCTTCTCATCCATCCCCAAGTTCGCCACAGGTGGTATAGTCCCCGGCAGCAGCTTCACCGGTGACAACGTACTGGCCCGCGTCAACTCGGGTGAGATGATACTCAACCGCGACCAGCAGGCTCTCCTGTCCCAGCGCCTCAATGGCGGTGGCGCCAAGGTGGAGTTCTTTATCCAGGGCCAGAACCTACGCGGCCTCCTCACCAATCAGATAACCCTTGACTCACGCAGACTATGAGCAGCATAACCAAGACATTCTACAGCCTTGCCGGCACACAGTACCGCCTGTCAATCTCAGGCAGTACCGTAACAGGCAGTGAGAGCTTTGAACTGTCGGCAGACCCCGTGCGCCTTTCGTTCGCCAAAGGCAAGCACAAGTTTATACCGATCCGAACATGGGAGATGAAGATAGGCGTCGTCACGAGTGCGGACCTCAGCCACCTGTACAGCGACACGCCCATATCCACCACCATCACCCTGGAGCAGAATGTCAGCGGTACGTGGATGTTCGTGTTCTACGGCTTTCTCGAACCGCTCACCTACAACCAGCCGTTCTCCGGCATGCTGGACAACATCACGCTGACCGCCGTAGACGCTCTCACGGCGTACGCATACAAGTACTATGCGACAGCTGGCACCGGCTGCCAATGGAAGACCGGGCTGAACTATCTGCGTGCTATCTGTTCGGAGATAGGTGTAGAGGAAATCATAGTCGCGCCATGCGCTTCGGGCTCGACTCCCTTCCAGCAGACATACCCCGAGTCTGCGTTCCTGACCCCTGAACTTGAACAGGAGGCCACATACCCGGACGTGGTGTCCGCCATAGTCTCGCAGTCAGCCATGACGGCAATGGTGTACGGTAAGACCCTGTACTGCGTGGGCTTGTCCACGGCCTTCAACAGCAACACTTATTGCGCTTTCATCAGCGTGGAGAGCGGGACCGTTACACCGGGCAAGTTCATTCTGAATCAGCCGGACTTCACACTCAATGCCGCCACACTCAGAGATGCGGATATGCAGATTTCCATAGAGCAGCCATACGGCACGGTGACTGTCAAGCCCAAGGGTGCCGCCAAGGGTTATTACGTTCCTCCGATATTCGCCAAGGCCACAGCAGCCAGTACAGGTACTCAGATAACTGTGGACGACGGCGCTCGCGCCGTCTCATATCAGCGCCTCGAGAACACCGGCATTGACTTCTACGCATACCGAACAGACTATGGTATGACATACACGGAACAGGACTTCAAGAATGGAGTCATACTACTCAATGACTCATGGTACGGCGCAGTCCCAATCAGATACAGGTGGTGGAATACGGGCGAGGACTTCAATGGCGTCAATACCAAGGATGCTATCTGTGTGCTGCTCGGCCATCCCAGCAGAACACAAGGTTTAGGCTATCGTCTCTTCCAGCTCAAGCCTTCTTATCAGGGCACTGGCGCTGTCGCTCTAAAGATAAGTTGCACGGTTGCCTCACGCAATCGTAATGACTACAAGTACCCGCCTATATTGGGAGGCGATGACAGCGATCCGAGCATGACGGGCGCCGAATTAGGCCCAGTGACCATACCTGGTCTCTATATTAAGATAGGCACGCGTTACTACTATCTCAAGGATGACACACCATTCATTGACGGGCAATGGGCAGCGATTGAATATCAGGCACCAATGACATTTGGCATATCGACCGACAAGGGCGAGAAGAAGATACGCCCGTCCAAGACTGGAGTGTACACCTACTATGAGACCGACTGGATAGCCAACCTTCCCAGTGCAGGCTGGAACAATCCTATCGAAGTGTTTATGGACACGGTAAGCCCGAATACGGGCCGCGGCTTCTGGATATTCGACTTCAAAATCGAGTATCGAACATATACTAACTTCGGTTCGGGGAACCAGAGCCGCACGACCACCGCCCAGAATGCCGCTGATGAACTGACGGCCGATGTCTGGTTTGACGACCAGTCCGGCAGTTGCCGTGGCAATTATCCGAGCACCACGCTATTGAATGCGTTATACAACAGATACAGTGTCAAGCACCGGGCCATCGAATTCACGGGCAGTGTGATGAAGCCGTTCAGTACCGTCATTGACGGCACCAATGGGAATACTCGAGTTGCTATTGATTCTATGGACTGGGATGTCCGCAATGACAAGTGCCGTGTCTACGCTTCCTGATGTCCGACAATTTTTTGCTTAAACAATAAAATATATGGCGAGACTTAGAGGCAGAGACTTGATGCTTGCAGTCGACGATACCTCCACGGGCATTGTGGGCTATTCCACCGGCTGCGACATCAGTGTGACCTGCGACATCACCGAGATAACCAACGCGCTCAGCGGCCGAGGGAAAGCCTTTCTCCCCGGCCGTTATGAGTGGAGCATATCAGCGACAGGCATTGTGTCGACAGGCACCAGCAACTACCCCATCACATTTCTCGGCAAGCTGATGAGCGGGACATCCATGACTGCATACTTCGGCCTCAACTCGTCAAACATACGCCTGTCAGGTACGGTCTATGTCAGCGATTGGTCTATGGGTGCGCCTGTAGACGGCAACGCCACGTACAACGTCACCTTCAAAGGTTCCGGAGCATTAACAATAGTACAATAATATGGACAGCAAAGAATACTTCATCGGCGAGCAGATGGCCATAGGCATATACCTGTGGTCCAAGGACCTCAGCCAGCAGACACCGACCAAGCAGCCGGTGACAGGTGCGACACCTAAGGTAAAGATACGTCAGGGCAGTGGAGACTGGGCCAAGGAGCTTGGTGTGGAGACCATGACAGAGCCCGATCCCACGAACCACCCGGGCGTATACCTCCTGATGCTCAATACCACCAAGTACAATGGTGACCTCAACCTCCGCTTCTATCGTGATGACGCCCTGGCCTTCATGGTGGCAGAGAAAAGAATAACCCTCAATGGAAAGAAAGTATGATACAGTACGGCGCAGATGTGACAATCACACGTTCGGGTCTTGACCTGGACGAGGTATTGAATCAGTCAGGCATAGAGCTTCTCATAGCCAAGGTCGTCAAGGGCGACCCGGGCACACTCAATGATGTTCATGCTGACATTGACGGAGGCGTGGGCACCCCGTCAGTGACCGTAGAGTACGAGAATGACGAGGCCTATTTCCACTTCCATAATCTGAAAGGTGCTACGGGCGCTCAAGGCCCGCAGGGTGAGACAGGTGCCACGGGCGCACAAGGTCCTAAGGGTGACACTGGAGATACCGGTGCACAAGGTCCTACCGGTCCTCAAGGCGAGACTGGCGCGACCGGAGCCACTGGCCCTCAAGGCCCGAAAGGTGATACGGGAGAAACTGGTCCTCAAGGCCCTCAAGGCCCAAAGGGTGACACAGGCGAGACAGGCCCTCAAGGTCCCCAAGGTCCGAAAGGTGACACGGGAGAACAAGGCCCGCAGGGACCACAGGGCGCTACGGGCGCCAATGGCGTAACTCCCCATATCGACTCCACCACCAAGCACTGGATGATAGGCACTGAGGACACGGGAGTTGTGGCAGAAGGCCAGCAGGGACCACAAGGTGCTACGGGCGCTCAAGGCCCGCAGGGTGAGACAGGTGCCACGGGCGCACAAGGTCCCAAGGGTGATACAGGTGAGACTGGCGCTACCGGTCCTCAAGGTCTACAAGGTGAGACTGGTGCTACTGGTGCAACAGGCCCTCAAGGCCCTAAAGGAGACGATGGCGAACCTGGCTCAATAGTGACTGTATCAGCCACAGGTACGGCTACCGATGAAGTCCAGTATATCACCATTGATGGAATTGAAAAGAAACTCGCAGGTGGCGGTGGCGGTACAAGTGACTTTGATATACTGACAAACCGCCCGAAGTACAATGGCTCTGCCATGACGCATGAGACCAACATTCCCGAAGTGAAGACCGCGACGTGGGACGGGAAACAGGATACCATATCAGACCTCGCCACGATAAGGAGCAATGCCAGCGCAGGCAAGACTGCGAGCGATAACCTTGACGGCCATACCGTTGCCAAGAACGTACCTGCCGATGCCATGTTTACCGATACCATCTATGACGATACCGCACTGGCTGGCAGGGTGACTACCATCGAGGGCAAGGAAAGCTATTGGGATGGCAAGTACTCCAAGCCAGCGAGCGGAATCCCATCAAGGGACATGGCTCCTCACGTACAGACATTACTGGGTAAGGCGGATAGCGCATTGCAAACCAAAGCCGATGTTGAAGCCGTCCTTACGGGCGAGATAAGCAGCCATACCCATGCACACGATACCACCAAACAGGATGTCATAGACTCCACCCACAAACTCTCCGCAGACCTCGTTGATGATACCAGCGCAACCAACAAATTTGTCAGTGCAAGTGCCGTGAAAGATGTTCTTCCGTCTGCTACGCAATCCCTCACAACAGAGAGCAAAGCCGCAGTTCGGAATAATCTTGACACACAAGAAACTCTTGAATGGCTTACCAACGCCGAAATTGACGCAATGTTTAACTAATAAAAACAAGATATGGACAAATCTATTAAGGCGGCTCAGGTTGAGCATCTGGTCGATAAGGTCAAAGAGAAAATCGAAGTCTGTGTCAAGTATACGGCACAGGACCTTACCGATGCACAGAAGGCACAGGCAAGAGCGAATATCGGGGCGCAAGAACTCGACTTGGAGTCAGTGACAATCACGCTAACCTGCGAGGATGAGACAGTCAGCACTGCTGGTGTCACCGTCACCAAGACAGAAGATGGTGTCGCTACCCAGTACACATCAGATGCCAATGGTCAGGTAGGTTTCTCTGTCAAGAGAGGCCATCAGTACACAATCAGTTACGGCTCACTCGGCGCTTGGAATCCTCCTGCCACTACCACCTACACGGCAAACTCGCCTGTAAGGGCTATCACATCCCTGTATAGGGGATTGTCAGCAGTTTGTTGGGGTGTTCTGCTCAATCAGAGCAATTTCACCATCTGCCAGGGTCTGGTTGGAGAGCGTAGTCTGTTCACGGCTTTTGAGGCTAAGATTGGCCGTTATCTGCTCAAGCCTGACGCCACGGCAAAGAAACTCAAGGCTGATGACTCAACCAAGTATGTTGATGGTACTGCCATTGATGAGACAGAGGGTGATGTCATGGTGCGTATTCCCCGCTTCTTTTATAAAGTCGTAGACAATGGTAACGGCACTTGCACCCTATGGGGTAGTGAGACGGAATTCCAAGGATGCTATACTATGCCTGAGCAGTGGATTGGTGCGTACTTCGGATACATCACGGGTCAGTGTCTGCGTAGCCGTAGCGGTTATAATCCCACACGTTCACATAATATCTCCTCATTCCATGACTTTGCAAAGAACATTGGCTCGAACTATGGTTTGACGGACTATAAGGCCCGCCAGACGATGATGATGCTCTTCATGTGGAAGTACAACACCACGAACTCCCAAGACCCTCAGTGTATGGGATATGGTATAACTGGTTCAGGCTCTAACTGGACTACCGAAGTTCAAACGGAACTGACGGGTAGGACTACCACATTGGGTGATGCTTGCGGAGGTGTGGCCTTCACAGCGACAGGAACTCTTGCAAGCCATATATCATTGTATGGTATCGAAGACCCGTGTTGCTGGTTCTGGGAGATGGTACAGGGATGCTATTTCGGCTCTTCAGCCAACTCCCCTGCACAGACAGGCACGGAGATATTCCTGTATGATGGCAACCGTATGCCGACAAGTTCCGAACTGACTACACATCCAGAAGGAAATTATCGGCAACTCACCAGACTGACATCATCAGGCTATCCCAAGACAATGCCGTTAGTGGGTCAGTTCGACCTGTTCGCCACGGCCTATGGTGGCGGGACATCCAGTTATTGGTATGACTACTGCGATGCCATCGCGACAGGACAGCTGCTTGTGGTCGGTGGGCGTGCGGCCCTCGGGGCGGATTGCGGTCTCGTTTATGCGGACTCGGGCGTCGCTTTCGCGAACTCGAGCTCGAACTTTGCGGCTCGCCTTGCTTTTTATGGTCAGGTAACAATTATTGATTAGGATTATCAGATAGTCATGATAATTAGGTGTATCGGTGGTGAGCTGCTTTTGTTCGGTGGGAATGCGAACAACGGGACGAATTGATAAAGGCGGAAAGCACTATGATATTGACCTGACACAGACAAAGATAATAACCGTCCACGGGAGGGCCATTGCGATGAGTGACGAAAAACCTGTTTATGCTGATAATAACGAACCTATAATATTTGATTAATATGAAAAGTAGATTTCAGCCAGAAGAAGGCTGGGTATTGCCAGCCGATGGTATTGAGATAGAGAAGTGTGGAGTAGACATCAATGTCCGATTCCTTGAGTCTGTGATTGAAGAAGGCCAGCCTTTACAGGTTGAATGCGAAGAACTGAATCTTCGCCACCCGTTGTTCTACGGAGACCTTGTGTCTGCCATCATCCGCAGTCGATACTCCGATGACTCCATGCAGGCTATCATCAACAACCACCTGCTGGGTGATGAAGACCCTGAGCATTTACATGCTTATCAGGAGATGCAAGATTGGAGAGTTACTGCCAAGGCTCAGGCTAAGTTGATATTAAATAAACTTGACAACTAACCGAATTCCGTATGCTCCGTGTGCATTCAAACGCGGAGCAGATGTTGCATCCCCATTGCAAACTTGAAGCCATCCTTTCGCAGGGGGATGGCTTTTGCACGTCCGACACCTGAGTGGTTTATATTAAAAAAGCATATGGACAAACAATTTCTCAGAGTATTGGCCCTGTTCATTCTGGGCATCTTCGCAATCATGACGCATTCGGCAGTCTGGAACTCCATAGCCGACGGCGACCTTGACAAGTACTTCATCCTCCCGTCAGTAGTCAGCTTCATCGCCGAGGGTCTCGGCATCTACTGGCTGGCCACCCACTGGGCCAACCGGAGCAAATGAGACACCCCATCACGGCAGCGGCTCTGATGGGATGCGCCTTGACTGGCTGCTCCCCCAGGGCCGTTCAGCCGTCAGTGGAATATCGGGAT